TGCAGTAATGACCAGTCTACATTATCTGGCATCTTTGTCAAGAACTCTTTGTATGTTTCTTCATTAATGTCCTGATAAGGTGCTTGCTGATATGTATGCTCACTGAATGGCAGGAAGCTGATTCCTGACACTTCATCAAAGTGATTATACACCCATGAACCTACATCCATCCACTCATTTTCTTTCACAGAGATTGTGACAGAAGGTTTGTGTTCACACCAGTGACGCTGATACATAAGCCACAGTTCAAGCTGTTCAATAGCGGTCATGTCAGTCCGTGTTACCGCACGAGAAGGTGACTTCATCGGGAAGCTAAACACTGTAGTGCTATCCGGCTTCATCACGTCTGGTTCAGCAGGGATACCAGCATTGACCAAGAACTGTGTCAGTGGGTCTTTGTTATCACCACGAACCGTCCGAATGTAATACGGATTGTGACGTGCATGAATACCACTTGCTGCATCCACAAGCTGTGACACAGTGCCGGATGGCTTGACGCAGGTAACAGCAGTAGACTGTGGAATACCAATCATCTGTGCATAGGCTTTGTTTGTTTCAACAGCCACATCACGCAGACCTTCAAGCAGAGACCCAATGTTTGTTCCAAGAGTAGAACTACGGCCTGATGTCAACTCGTTGTCCATGATACCCGTCAGGGACACACCAAGCAAACGCTCTTCCTCTGTGTTTGTCTTCCAAATCTTACGCAGATACTTGAAGTCTGTCAGTGTGGCTTGCAGTGTGCCAAGAATAGTAGCCAAGCGCACCTTCTCTTTCAAAGTCTCTTCCGTATCGGATGCACGGACAACTACCTCTGACAGATTACAGAACTGATATGGACGCAGGATAATCTCACTACATGGATTGCACCCAAAGTCATGCTCAATATCACGCCGACCATTCTTGGATGCTTGCATTTTTGCGGATTGCCTGTTAAATATGCCACGTTCCCCAGACTTTGATTCATACAAGGACAACCACTCACGCATGAATGTTCCCATCTGTGGTTTCTCTTTGTATGCAACGCTGTTGTTTGCCAGCGCACGTTGCCCTTCTTGCTCCCACCACTGCCCTGCCTTTGCGTGACGCATCTGGTCATCGTTCAGATTAGACAGGCTGATAAGTGCGCTACGGCGAACACCGCCTACAACAACAACCTCACCAATCTTACACATGATGTCGTGGCACTCAATAGGATACAGCCTACGACCTGCAGAACCCTTAAACTTCTCAATGCAGAAGTTAAACAGTTCCACAAGAGGCTGTGGGCCAGAGGCACGACCACCAAATGTCTTGAGCCTTGCACCTGCAGGACGCACTTCACTGACATCCCACTTAGGAACTTGTCCAGTGTAAAGCATAGCGATAAGTTCCTTCAGAGACTTTGCCCAGCCCGGACGACTGTCGCCTACTTTGATTATGGTGTCTGTATCATGAAACTCTTCATTCACTATGGGCAGCTTCTCAATGTGGTGACGCTCAACGCTGAAGCCAACGCCTGTGCCACACATAAGAATATACATAGTCTCGTCAAAAGCACGTGGGCTATCAACCGGAACGTAGGAACAGTTGTATCCACCTACATGGCAGCGGTCAAGAGCAGGGCCAGCAGTCATCAATGCCCTCATGCTGGGCATGACTTGCTGTGTAAGCACTGCTTCTTCCAACTCACCCCTCAGTGAGTCAGAAAGCTGATAGCCATGCTTGCGAGACAGATGCCCAGCCATATAGTCAAAGTATCTTGCGACAGTTTCATTCCAAGTCTCCCTGCGTTGCTCGTCATCTTTCCACCTCGCATAACGAGACAGTGCAATAAAGTTTTGGTAGTCTGTTGGTAAATAGTTATTCATGGGGTCACTCCTGTATTGTCTTAATATGTTTGATAACAGCACCGTCTACATCATAGAAGTATTCCTGTATACTGTCCTCTATTTCAACTGCTACATCACCGTCAGCAGGAACGGGATATTCTTCGGGGTCAATGTCTATTGTGACAAACACTTTAACTCGCATCTGCCACCTCTATCAATTTTTCCAGATACCAATGGGCTTTCTTCAAGTCTTCTGAGCCGTTCTTGTAGCGGTAACGCCACAGATACTTCATGATGTTTCCTTGAAGATAGTATTCAAAGCCATCACCACAAGCAGCTTCTATAGCTTCAATGCATTCTATGCCTTGCTGATTGTAATGAGGCGGAGAGTTTACCATGTCACTCTGCATTTCTGCTTGCTTCATATACTCTTCATGTCGCATTACGCACTCCCTTTTGTTCGTGTTCCAAAGTTTAAGTGGACTACATTGCCATCCTCTTTCGTGACAACTAGCTGTGGTTCTTCTTCTATCACAGGACTAGGGTCTGTGTCAACATGTTCCATCACAAATGCATGGGCCAATTCCCTCATTTGTGAATTAAGTTCCATCAGAGGAACAGTAGCACACATCATCTTTGTGAAGTGCATCATCTGTGAGTAGCTTTCATCGTCAAGGTCGCAGTCGCCGCTTGTCATTATGGCTACGTCTATTTCACCTGTCCATTCACTATCAACTACAGTAGGCCGAATACGAACTACGAAGTCATTGTCATTTATCTCAAAGAAATTTGCGTCCATTGTCATCTCCTTTTCACTTTGTTACCACTAAACTTAATAAACTTGGGATGTTTATTCTTGCCCCTTTCTTTGAGCCAGTCTTCAGGAATGATGCGGTCATAGTATCTAAAGCCATATCGTATGCACCATTCACCATACGATGACTTTGCTCCCTTGCGCAGCTTGCGTCTGCTATTCTCAAACACAAACCGTATATCTAATTTAGGGTGTTGTTTCTTAATGGCAAGATGCTTACGCCTATCTGCTGCCGTAAACATACCCTTTGTCTCTATGATTATTCCATTATGCAGCACGAAGTCAGGCGTGTATGTTCTGTATGCAAGGTCTTCCCACTCAATCTTAACTTGCTCATAGAGATACTCAATATGTAACTCGTCAAGTGATTCAGCAACCTTACACTCAAGACCACTACGATAGCCTTTCTTTCGTGCTGCAATGAACTGTTTTGCGTTAGGCATCTATTTATACTTCTCGTCTAAAGTAATATAAGGCACCATCTTAGGTTCTTTAGCCTGTGACATTACTGAAGGACGTTCTTCTAACGTAGGCCAGCAAGCAAAACGATAAGAACAGAAGATACAGTTTTCATTCAAGACTGTGTTGCCTGTGGGCTTGCCTCTGAATGTTTCAGGTGTAGGCTCAAAGCAACGCTCAAACTTATTGTCTTTGACAGTCTGTGTTGTCTGCTTGATGTTGTCAAACTCTTTGTCTACATCCATTCCAGATGCTGGCACATACTTAAACTGGCCATTGGCCTTATTAACGACCCACCAACCACCAGCACGTTTGCCTGATGCTTTAGCGTATCCGGCAAGCTGGCCTATGTAACCAAAGCTGTCATGCTCTGCTAGTTTATCATAGGACTCAAACTTGTTTTGATAGGACCAGTTAGACGCAGACTTAACATCATCAACAGCACCATCAATAACAATATCATACGTGCCGTTGATGGATGTGTTGTCATCAACATTAAGTGTAACTTGTTCAGCATCTTCATACTCTACTCCTGCTTCTTTAAGAAGACCCTTAAATACTGCCTCAACAATATCTCCAAGCATCATGTTCATAACGAATGTAGTAGGCAATGGCAATGCTTTCTCTGGCTCATTCTTCTCAAACCAAAGTTGGCAAGTGGGACGACCCACATTGGACATACGCAATGTGAAATCGCCCCGTGACTTACCACTACCAAACTGTCGCTTTAGTGCATCAGCTACATCATCTGCTACCTGTTTGATTGTAGCATCAGACATAGTGGACTTGCCGGAAACGGCATTTTCCATATACTGATGTAAAGCGAGTTCAGCAGGGTGATTCATTATGCCACTTCCTCTTCTACTTCAATGTCAACTATACCATCCACAATGTATTCATCGTCTTCATCGTTGTGAGAAGATGCTTTCTCTGACCAAGCATTAATGATGTATTCATTGTAGTTCTGCACCCACTGCATAAAGTCTGCAAACATAGTCTGCTCTGAGTCAGTGAGTTCCAAAGAGGTAGACAAATCAAGAGACACTAACGGAACATAGAACACGGCACCAGTTGGAATCTTGCGTTCCTCTGTGTTAGCAGTAATGATGTGCTGCACGGGCAGACGTTTCATCTTAGCCAGCTTCGTAAAGGCAGTGCCTACATTCTTGAATGCGTCACGGTTATCAATCTCCCAGATAAAAGGTGTCTCACCTACATCTACGGAGTTGCCGCTTGCATCGGTAGCACCAACCAGTTCAACTGTGCCAAGCACTACCCGCACTCTCTTAATCTGCTTGATAAGTTCCTGCGTTTTCTCTGGTAGTTCTTTGAAGTCCTTAATCCAACCAGCAGGTTTGCCACAGTTAAAGCCACCATCATTGTCCTTCAGGTCAATGTTAAGACTATCAGCCATTACAGTCTTTACGTAACGGTTAGGGCTATCACCTACCCCACGAACAAACCGCTTATACATAAAGCGTTGCAAGAACGGGCGAATCTTAATGGACTCTGCATAGTATGTAGGACCATCTGGAATTTCCAGCTTATATGTTCCGCCGCTTACGACTTCCATATTTACTGTCTTTCCATTTACGTCAGCCTCACCCATAACTGGAGAGTGGTTAATGCGCAATCGTGCAAGGGTGCTGCTTTGCTTCTTTTCCCCTGCAGTTTCATTTGCTATGCCCATAGCTTTTGCCATAGCGGCATAGTTGTTAGTGTCAATAGTTGTCAATTCCATGTTGTTATACTCCTTCTTTCGAGTTAGTGAACCGTAGTTATATCACGAAACATCTTTCGTGTCAAGCCAGTTGGGACCAATTTTTGCCTCAAGTTCTAGTGGAACATTGAATACCAACCCCCAACGAGTTGTAATCAAGTCAGGCAGAACCATGTTTGTTTCCTTAATAATGTCTACACATCTCCTTTCTTCCTGTGGATGAACATCAATGACTATAGAGTCATGCACAGTATTTACCACACAAGACTGCATACTGTCAAGTAATTTATCTATGTGCAGCAAGGCTAATGGCACAATGTCTGCTGTAGCAAACGACTGCACAGGGTAATTCTTTATCTGTGTAAAGTGTGATACCCTGCCACGAACATTGCGGGTTACATCTGGAAAAGAAAACTCCCTGCCAGATGGTGTAGTAATCTTACGTGTGTTTATAGCCTCTTTAGCCAGTCGGGAATGCCAAGCTGCGACTCCCTTGTATTTGTCCGTGAAGTGTTCGTAGTATGCTGCTTCCGCCTTTGTTCTTCCAAAGCCCGTTGCTCCATATAACGGCGCGAATGTATGCGCCTTCGCAGTCTGTCTATCCGTAGGCTGACCAGCATCGGTAATAACTTTAGCGGTGTATGCATGAACATCAAATCCAGTAGAAACTTCCTCAATTGCAACTCCATCCTGTGATAAATACGCAGCTGCACGAAACTCAAGCTGTGCAAAGTCTGCTTCCATAATCTTGCCCCCTTCAAAGCGAGACACAAACACCTTCTTCACAGGGAATGTGCCGCCACGTGGCATGTTCTGCATGTTAGGGTCAGCACCACTGAACCTGCCTGTGGCAGTGCGATGCTGCAGCAAGCGAACATGCAGCTTGCCATCACTCTTTGTGTGCAGGTCAATGCCCTCAACAAAGGATGATAAGTATGTGTCTACAGCAGACAGCCTACGAACTTTAGCCAAGAAGTCTGCAGCATCCACCATGTTACGGGATACTGCGGTAGATTCCAGCAGTTGAAGATTGCCTTTGCTAGTTGTGAAGCCATTAGCACTTGCCCACTTAGCAGAAGGTGGCTTGAACTTTAGCCCCGCGACATCCACAGTATTAGTAAGAGTGTAACCAGCCCCAAGACAGGTCTTACATTTGTTTCGATTGGCAAAAGGTGTTCCATCTTTCTTTACCTTTCTTACATATCCAGTTCCGTTACAGGTAGAGCATTGCTCTGCCCTTGTCTTATACATTCTCTCTGTTCCACTAGCAATCAGGCTGCGGAAGTCAGCATCATTCATGTATGGGTCAATGGCATTAGCCCAATAGGTTTTGTCATTAACCTTGCGGCTGTAGATAACCCACGATAGTTGCTCTGGGCTGTTCAAGTTGATAGGTGTATCGCCCATCAGTTCACGAACATGTTGTTGCAGGTCAGCCTCAAGCCGCTGCTTCTCTGCTTCAAACTCTTGCCGCACTTCATTCAGCTTGGTGCGGTCTACGCTGAAGCCGCGCTGATAGATACGTGCAAGGCACACAGCTACCTGATTAGTCAGGTCAACTGTTCCCATAAGACCACTGTCGCTTGGTGTGTTCAAGCTATACATCAACTTGTCAGATAGCTGTTGCGTAGCGTGTAAGTCGGCAATGAGGTATTCACACAGTTCCTCATGCGGAATGTCACGAGTGCTATAGCCTTTTGCAAAGTATTCTTTCAGCGTGTCCTGCTTCCTTGTGTCTAGTTCAAAGCGTTCCGCACAAGCCTCAAGTGATAGAGGCTCCTTCTGCCCCCGTTGCAATACATAGGCCGCAAGCATAGTGTCAAACACGGGGCCATCATAATGGAAGCCTGACTCCCAGAGCCACAGCAAATCGTGCGCTGCGTTATGCATGATAAGAACGGTGGCCTTATCAAGCCAGCTTTGAACAACCCAATGCCCATTTACTTCTGGCTCTACCTCTGAATGGTCAAAGGTAACGATGCGTTCTTCTCCTGTGTCAGAGAGCATACCAACCATAGTCAGTGAGTTCTCTGGCTCAAATGGGTCAAGATGCATCTTACCACCACGCTTGGTGACAGTGTTCTCTACGTCAAGTGTCAGCTTCATCCTTCATACCTCGCTGTTAAATAGTCCAAGTTACAATTCACCATGCCATGCCAGCCATTCAACTTGTTCTTTACAATGTTAAGATGGCGTAGAGGACTATCTTCTTCCTGCCCTTCCACAGACGGAGACTTTCCAATCAACACCATAAGGTCAGCCTCTGCCGCTTTACCTGTGCGACTGCCCTGCATCATGCTCTGGTTTAACGTAGCACGGCCTTCTGCATCTGCACTCAGCTGCGACATGTAAAACACAGCACAGTCATAGGTCTTGGCAATTCTTCGAGCATATATAGCACAGGCAGCCAATGCTTGGTCTTCTCTTGCATATGAACCCGGCACAGTAAATTTGTCACCCATATCAAGCACAAGAATGTCGGGCTTGTATGATTTACACACGGACTCTACCCATGCCATGTCACGGCCTTCAGCTTCCTTAATCTTGATGTTGTCCATCACGGGTTTGTATAAGGCATGTGCTTTTGACATATTATCACGAATCTCACGAGCAGACATGCCAGCCGCAGCAGTCAAGTATCTCGCACCAACACGGTGTGTTTGTTCTTCATTACATAGAATGATGCACTTCGCACCCTGATGCGCAAAGCCATTCGGCCCTGCAATCAGACTGGCATGGAACGATGTCTTGCCAGTGTTAGGACGTGCGCCTACTTCAATCAACTGACCGCTACTTACACCCTCTACCTTGAGGCACATGCTGGGTATATTGAATGTCCACTTTGCTTCCAGTTCAGCCTTCGCCATGAGTGTCTCAATGCTGATGTCATCCCATTCAATATTCAGATTGGGGATAAAGTCATCACCATAGTTCTCAAGCAGATTACGCAGAGACTCCAGTGTAGTGGCATCACCATTGACCATATCAAATCCAATGTTTGCCACATCCTCACCAATCACCTGACGGAACAACTTGGACAGCACCTCTTGTGAGATGTCATGCCCCATAGTGCTTTCATTCTTGATGGTAGAGAACAGGCTGGCATAAGACTGCTTCTGCGCTGTAGTCAGTGTCGGATTGTCCGACATGAATAGTGCCTCTACTTCGTCAGGCGATACACTACGATTGTATCTGTCCATTGCCGCATCAATGGTCTTCTTAATCTTACGGACATCCTTGCTAAACAGACGGTCAGGGCATTTAGCACCGCGATGGTCATCGTAGAATGACTTGTCCATAAGGCTTCGTATTAACGATAGTTCCATATTACTTATCTCCTATGCTGGCTAACCTTTGCAGGTCATGTGGGTTACGATATTTGAGGTCATCATGTAGACGAAGAACATTCACATCATCTACATAGCCTCTGAGTTCCTTTGCCATAGCTAGTGTCTTTGGTAGTGCATCGGGGTCTAGTGCTATGACTGCTGTCGAGAACTGTGAGAGATACCTCTTGTGTGACTCCTGCAATGATGTTCCCAACACAGCAACCCCAACAAAAACATCACTGCCTACAACTGCGGCACTCACACAGTCCTCAACAACTACGGCGACTTTACCACACCCATGAACGAATGGCAAGCCACTTTTTCCATACCGCTTCCATTTAGGCAACCTCTTACCTAACGCTCTACCTGTAGCATCCACGATATGGCCATCATGTTTGACGGGAAATACAACACGGTCTTCCTTCACATCAAACATAATTCCAACTGCATCTTCATCAATGCCCCACTCCGCACACCACTTGATTACCTCTCGCTTACCACGGTGTGGAACAATGTAGCTTGGTAGTTCAAATGTATCTGCAGCAAACTGCTCCGCCCCAGCAAAGCCGGAACGAATGGCATCTACGGACATATGAACACGAGTGCCACCACTAACAGTGCAGGAAGCCTTATAGCAATTCCACATAAGACTACCCATGTTGTTGGTCACTGTGAATGTCTTATACCCATTACAACTAGGACAATTCATACGTTTTGTATGTCCATTAGGTATATCCATATCACTTACAATGTTATATATATTATTCATGTATATATCACCTTTCTGTGTGGCACTTACCTGTGCTTTTATCATGCTTCTGACGCTCCGTCAATGCATAATTTGCACTTGCGTAAGTATTTTTCATGTATGGTTTGACAGATTGAGGATTACTGTGTCCTGTAACCGACATAATCTGTGCCATTCCGACACCAGCTTCAATCATTTCAGTCGTGCCTGTCCTACGCAAGTCCATCAGCCGTAGTTCATCGGATAGATTAGCTTCTCGCATTATCTGTCTACCATACTTAGATAAACGCTCCATGCTGTAAGGCTCATACTCACCATTAACAGGCTTGGGTCTTGGGGCAACCCACTTCTGAAAGCTGAAGTCTTCATGCTGTTGCACAAGCATAGCTTTCAAGTCATCACTGATAGGCAGTGTTACCTGCGCACGGCGTTTGCTTTGCTCCAGATACAGCTTGCCTTCAGCCAAGTCAAACATATCCCATGTAAGCATACGCATATCTCCAAGCCTCTGACACCACTCGTAGGTCATGTGAACAATCAACCCAACATTCCTGTAGTCAAACTGAGAGTAGGCAGTGTCAAGGAATTGACGCACATCATCTTTTGACCACACGACACGGCGTGGCTTGGGTGTCTTTCGTTTCACGCTGGCAAACGGATTGACATACGCATACTCCATGTCAATGGCGTAACGATACACACGAGATGCACAAGTGCATACATGATTAGCAAACTGCACACCCCGCTTGACCCACTCTTCATATGCAACTTTCGCTTGCCTAGTGGTCAATGTCTTGTATGGCATATCTCCCAGACTGTCTGTCAATACGGACAGAAAGTATTTATAGTCTCGTTTAGTTTCATTACGCAACATATTGAAATCATTGGATTGATAGTAGGCATCCACAAGCATGGACAAGGGGCTGCTCTTACCTAATGTCACAACTTGTGCTTGTTCTTTTCGCCACATATCAATCTGCTCATTCAACTCACGAGCCTGTGATTTGACTGTCCGTAGGTCTGTGCCTAACTCGACACGCTCCACTACCCCAGCATCAATCAAACGCTGGGGCGGGTTGAAGCGATAGTGAGTGCGACCAGACGCTAACTTACGAGCCTGTGTGTATCGTGGTAAGGTCATGCGGCAATCAACTCCTTGAACTGCTTGCTTTCAATCCACTGTGCCACCTTGTGTTCACGAGTGAACATGGACACAGCCTCTGTATCCTTGCCAGTGTTGCGCAGGGCAAAGCCATTGCGGTCATCTGCATAGGTAGCAAAGTTGGTGAAGGCAGAATACAATGCCCACACATTCTGACCACGCACACCTGCCTCTTGATTATACAGGTTCAGCATCTTCTCTGCAGTGCGTTCAGACTTGAGTAAGGACTCAAGCATAGCCTTCACATCACCTACATACAGGGGCTTGACTGCCCACTGCTGAAGACGCTCTGACTGTGCATAGAATGACTGCGAAGATTCGCGCAGGTCACGAATGAACTTGTCCATTGTGAAGTTGCTGGTGTTCTTGCGCCGCACCTTGTCATGCTCACCACGAATCATGCCATTGGTGCAGAAGAAGTCAATCGCACCAAAGTATGTCTGGTTGGAACATGAACCATCAATGCCGTGCAGTGCAATGATACGCTGGGCAACAGTGGTAGTGTGCTTGTCACTCTCAATACGAGTAGTCACATTGGGCAACACCATGTCCATCATAGCCCACGCATTGCTTCGTGCTACCTTCCACTTGATGTTCATGCTGTCACATTCCTCTTCACCCAAGTGTTCAGTGATTGTGTCATGCACACCCTCAAAAAAGTCAGGATGGCTGGCGCATTGGAAGGTATCCCCAACGACACCAATGTATTCACCTGTCTCACCATTGATGACATACTTCTTGTCCTTCACCTTTGTAGGCTCAAACGCCACATCAAAGTTCAAGTTATCAGGCATCATTTCTTCCATTGGAATATCAAACGGCATATCTATTCTCCTTTCACTTGTTTAGTCCGAAAAAACCCATCCCTAGAGGGGTCACTATTCATATACTTACGAGCGTAGTATGCTCTGTGATTGTTGGATAACTTAAAGGGAACATCACTAACTGTTTCTATGTCCGTGTGCCACCTTATCCTTTCAAATATAGCATTTACGCTATATACATTGCGCCCAGAGTTTTTTGCTTCATCGGCAAACTTAACAAACAAATCCCATACATGAGGATTCTTCGCATCAAACTCATTGAACTTTTCTTCAAGCACATTCATGTCTATCTCCTTTCATTCTTTGATTGGCAACTGATGTTGTGTTGTATCATTTATACACAACAATGTCAATAGTCCCATCTATAAAAGATGTGGTCAGCAATCTGAACCACCTTTGTCTTACTTTCTGCCCATTCAGGCTGGACATAGGTAGCGTGATAATGTGTAGCACCCTCTACAAAGTCATCTAGGTTGCCGTAATACACGCCATGTGCGATACGCATAGCATCCATCCATGCTGTGCCATCCTTTGGTTTGTCTGACTTGCCATCACAATACCAGCTAAACTGGCAACGATTGCGAACAGGAAAGCCATCTGTCCATGAGTATGTCGGGCCTTGTTTGACTACCTCACAGGCAGTGTTGGGGTATCTGTCATCATACACCCTGTTCATCACTACTTGTGCCACCGCAACCTGCCCAATAAAGGGCTGGTCACGGGCTTCGTGATACACATTGAGTGCTATGCAGACAAGTGCTTCAGCAAACATTATTCATTGTCCTTTTCTTCTAACTGCTTCAGCTTGTAGTGAAGCCATATCTGTGCTGGCATTGTTTGCTCATCCACATAAATGTCTTCCTCTATTTCTGTGGCATAGTAACGCAACACAGCCAAGTGCATCAGTTCAATCGAGTTGAGGCTCATCCTTGTCATCCTTCCTTGTCAGTTTAAGTAGGTAGTCAGGTGAAAATCTATTGCCGCAAGACTTGCACCTAACATTGTATAATGAAAGGTGCAACAGCCATGTGGTTACATAGTTGTTAGCCTTGCAGTGTGTGCAGAAAGCAAGAGCATCGGGCATCACGCTTCTTCTTCTTCCTCTGCAAGCACCCAATCTTTGTAGTGCTGTGGCCTACCTTCGTCATCCTCTGGTGGCACAAACTTGAACACTCTGTGTAGCATACACTCAAGCGTTTCCAACTTGCCTACATCAGACAACCAGATGTCACGGCAGTCATGCATCGTCATAAGAATGTTACGCAAGTCATTATGAGCCTTGAGAAACTTCAGTCTGTCTTCATGTGTTATATTCATGCTGCTTCTCCTTCTTCTTCCTCTTTCATTTCCTCTATCATCTCACTGATACCAAACTCATAGTCCAGTTCTGGGTATTCAGTAACTACTTTTTCCACATCAGCAACACAGTAATCATTAGGCTCTACCATGTGTGCGAAGCCACCTGTGTATTCACCGATATACATCCAGCCTTCATCAAGGTAACGGGCAGTGACCTCAAAGCCCATGTCTACCAGCTTGTCAAAGACAGGGATAGGTGGCGACCATGCAGTGTTAAAGTATAGTTGCAGTGTGTTCGCATCAATGCGGTCACAGTGTGCATCGTATATGTCCCACTTGGTTCCCCAATTATCAATCCTCCAGCCATACCAGCCTTGTGGCTTGTAGTCGTCTGAAAAGCCGGAAACATCTAACAGCTTTTCATCCATAGGGATAAGTGTCTGGCACAGAGGTGTGTCGTCTGTGTTCATGATGTTGTAAATCATGTCAATCATCTTGCTGTCAGCGTGTGACAGGATTACTCTGTTGTCTGTATGGTTAGGCATTGTCAGTCTCCTTCTGTTAGCTTTTCATCCATTGTGGCATAGTCCTGCCCTTGTTATACCTAGCAAAGCGCATCTTGTCAACCTTATAGAAGGCACGATACGCCTCAATAGGCCAGTTCTCATCTGTCTTGCAGTCATCATGACCACTGAAGCATTGTGGGTGTGGTGTCATGAAGTTTGTTGTGTCAGGTATAAAATGCACGCCCTCTTTCAACGCTTCGTAGTGCTTGCCAGCACCATGCTCTTTGCCATAGCGGAATGTGTATTCACGCAGCATACTGTCGTATAACCGGAAGGCAAAGGAATAGTTACGATTGTTCTCCATAGCCCACAATGTGCATGGATGCTTCTGATGCACAGGCTTATACAAGCCCATCTCTTGTGCATACTCTGGCGCATGATGCCACAGGCTAGTGCATAGCATCTGTGCTTCTTCCAATGGCATCTTCACAATGTGTTGGTCACACAGTGACTTTGCTATCCAGTCAGGGTGATGTTCAATCAGAAATCTGTTCATCGTCTGTCTCCTCTGATTCTGTTGCTGTTGACATTATCTTTTCATGCTCGTCATGCTCAAGCATTAGCTTTGTTTCCTCATACAAGTCAACAAATTTGTGCCATAAAAATGGCTGTGTCTCCCGCATTTCTGGGTTCTCAACAAGAAACTCAAGATACCCTTCTTTCATTTCAAACAGTTGTATTCTTTCTTCTGTGGTAAGCATTGCTTCACTCCGTTCTGTTCTGTTCACCTGTGTGTTTAGCATGGCATGGCTTACACAATACCCTGCACTTGTCAATCTCACTTTGTATGACATCCCATGAATAGTTCTTCATCTGACTGACATTTTCATACTTTGTGCTTGGGTCAATGTGGTCAAACTCAAGGAGCATTACTATATGCTGGTGAAACTTCTTTGGAAAGTGTGACCCTCCAAAGCCACACATACAGCAGCCCTTCTCAAGTTTGATTTTGTTTATGCGTTCATTGTGTTCAACATACCTAGCACCTCTGTTATTTCGGTTCTGCTGAACAGCAGTCTTGTATGCTTTTGGTGTTCGCCACTCAAGACCTCCTTTCAGGTTGGGGTTTCTGCCCCACAGCATCTTGCCATCCTCTCGCACAAAACCGCGAGAGATTGTTACATTGTAGTCCTCTGCTGTGTATTGCATAACGCTTACTCCTAGTCTGTGTCATACTCTTTCACATAGTTAAACTCAATCCGCAAGTTTGGATACAGTGCTTGCGCCATTTCAAGGGCGTGTTCTACCGCATTGTTCCAGTTGCTCTCTGCGAGGGCGGCAGGGTGAACATTCACCCTACCTTTCTCACTGCCAATAGTCAGTCCTACTTCCCAATACATTATGCTACCTTCCTTGCTTTGCCGCGACCTTGCCGTGCAAGCTCACGCAGGTTGTCAATCTTGAACGAACCAATCTCTACAGATACAGGATTGTCCTTGTTCTTGCGCTTCATGGCCTTGCCAAGTTGCTTGTGCATATGGTCAAGGATTACACCAGCCACTGCCTCTGCAGTGTATTGGATGTAGCCACCTACATCTGTCTTGGCCTCACGAGTAGGCTCAAGCACGGCATCATACAACTTGTAACGCCCCAGCTTTACACCATGATAGGCTTGGAACAGGGCTTCTACTTTGGCAAGTTTGCGTTCCATCTGTGGTGACGCAAGCACCTGACCAGTTTTGCCGGTTGAACGCTGGTGATAAGTAATGGTTTTGATAGTCATGTTACATTCTCCTTTGTGTTGGTTGAGTTGTTTAGTCCGACATCGGACCTGTTGGGGTTAGTCTTTGTCATTCTCCATTTCATCACGGTCAACCATCTCAAGGATGGCATCATCAATGTAGTCATACAAGGTGGCCTCATGTCTGTCAAGCATCTGCAATATTGCATCTGCATCCTGCCTGTCAGTCAGGCTTGTAATCCAATCGGCATCAATCTCAATCACAATCTTACGCATACCACTTCTCCTGTGTCATTTGCTTTGCCTTACGCTGTGCTTTCCTGTCACGCTTCCAGTCATCACGCTTCTGTGCTTTCTTGCGTGTCTTGTGGACAGGCAGTTTTTCAAAAACTGACAAGTCATTCCAGTCATGGTCAAATTCATTTGTTTTCCGCATTGGTTTGCTCCTTCACTTTCTTGCGGTTGTAACTGCCCTTGCCCTTCTTGGGCGGGACAACTGTAGCACGGCGGCGATTCTGCATCATTGTCCGTGCTATTGGGTTAATCGGTTTGATACGCATTTTCAAACTCCGTTTTGTGTTAGTCCGACATCGGACTTGTTTATTATATCTAAGTGAATAATACACTTTCACTAAAGTATCAAGTGTATTTTCACAAGATATATATAAGGGTTTAGTCAATCACAAAGCCTGACTTATCCGCCTTTGCTTTCTTACCTTTGGCAATCAGACCAACGATAACACCCTTTGGGTCGAGAAAACGCAAGTCATCCTTGTCGCCATCAATGACAGGCAGACCCCTGAATGTCTTAGGCAACTTGTGACGGAACACCACAGCCGCATTGACACCAGTATCACGGACAGCCTGTATTACCTGCTCCGCATACTCAGGGTCTTTCTCAGAGTAAGACAGAGTGAGATGATAGTTGCTTGGCAATTTGGCATAAGCGCGTTTTACAATCTTTGTGTAATCGTAAAACTGAACATCGGGGAATTGCTCCATGATGCCAGTCTTTTCATACTGAATGTCGCTAGTGCCATTCAAGCGAACACATGGCTGAACACCATTGTTGCGCTGTCTGCGGCTGAACACAGTGATGTCATTGATGAGGGCATCCATGAAACCGATGCGGTCAGAAAGATAAAACATAGTTTTACGCTGTCTGCCATGCTGAACCACATTCATCTGACCACGACCTGCACCATTCAAGCATGATTCAGAACATCCTGCCTTGTCAGCCATAGCGCATATGTTATGCACCTTGCCCTGATACACAGTCTTGTATGGTTGCATATACTTGATAGCGGTCATGTATTCAGCACCATCGCCTTTGATTGTCTTGGCATTGTTGCCGACACCGATAAGATTGTAAGTCATGTTATTACTCCGTAATAAAGTTAGTCCGACATCGGACTTGTTTTAGCCCCAATAGGCATCCTCAATCCAGCGGTCAGCGTCCTGAATGGACGGACAGCCCACAGACAGGATGCTCTGATACATCCGTGCCTCTTGCTCACACTCCCTGTGCAATTCCCGCAAGAGACTGGCTTGAAGTCGGGTGACTTCATCCTGCAAGTCTGCCATAGGCCATGCCGCATAATCCATGCCGCGAGGCCGGAAACCATACACATCCTTGAACAAGTCCCAAAGAATGTCCACAAGTTCCTGCTTGTCAGGATGCATCTGATGATTTGAACGATTATACATAACGATAACTCCGATTTGAAAGTGTCCAAGGTTGGACGGTTGATTAGACTTCACCATTGCGGATTGCATTTTCGCGTTCCTGCTTGTCGTAGTAGGAGACGGAAACAATCTCAACACCAGCATCAATCAGAGACTGAATGTATGCTTCTGCTTCTGCTTGTGTATCTTCGCAACCTACAAATGCTTTGTGCGGTGTTTGTGCTTCATAGCGTATCATTTTCAAAACTCCGTTTTGGTGTTGGTCCGACATCGGACTTGGTTAAGTATGTTTAAGTGATAAAACACTTTCACTAAAGTTTCAAGTGTTTTTATCACGATACATACTAAAGCATAGATTCCAGAATAGCCAGAGCCTTTTGCCTGTCAGCTTTACGCTGGCTTTCCTCATATGCTTTCAGCATATTGGACTGCTGCCCAGTGACATAGCAGCGAAACTCTGGACGAGTTTCTGGCTCATACGACCGGCTGAAAGCCTGTGTATCCAT